CCCAGCGCGACGAGCGCCTGGCCCAGGCGTTCCGGCCGGCCATGCTGACCCGCCCCCGGGCCCAGATGTGGGTGGTGTCGACCATGGGCGGCGCCGAATCGTTCTTCCTGCACGACCGGGTCGACGACGGCCGGGCCCGGGTGGAGGCGGGCGAGCGGGCCGGGGTGTGCTATTTCGAGTGGTCGGCCGGCGACGACGACGACCCCGACGACCCGGCCACCTGGTGGGGGTGCATGCCGGCCCTGGGCCACACCGTGACCGAGGAGGTGATCCGCGCCGACCACGACGCCATGGAGCCCGGCGAGTTCGCCCGCGCCTACCTCAACCGGCGGGCGGCGGGCGGCCGGCCGGTGATCGACCCGGTGTCGTGGCAGGCGTGCCGCGACCCCCGCTCCCAGCTGTCGGGGCTGCCGTGTTTCAGCGTGGATGTCACCCCGTCGCGTGACGCCGCCGCGATCGGGGTGGCCGGCTGGCGGCGCGACGGCCGCCGCCACCTGGAGGTGGTCGACCACCGCCCCAACACCGACTGGGTGATCGAACGGCTGGCCGGGCTGCAAAGGCGGTGGCAGCCGTGGCCGCTGGTCGTCGACCCCGGCTCGCCGGCCGGTTCGCTGCTGGTGGACATGGCCGCGGCGGGGGTGGTGACCGAGACGGTCACGGCCCGCCAGTACGCGGCGGCGTGCGGGCTGTTCTTCGACGCTGTCGTCGACGGCGCCGTGCGCCACCTGGAGCAGCCCGTCCTCGGTCTGGCGGTGGCCGCGGCCCGGAAACGGCCGCTGGGGGACGCCTGGGCGTGGGCCCGCAAAACCGGCGGCGACATCAGCCCGCTGGTGGCCGTCACGCTGGCACACTGGGGTTTGGTGAAGGCCGGCGCCGGGGAACCCCAGATCCTGTGAGCGGCCTGCCCGCCGCCGATCTACCGCCCGGTAACCGCGGTGTGCGACGATATGTGCCGGTGATCACCCAGCTGGCAGGCGTGGCCGCGATAGCCGTCGGGTTCGGCCTTTTGGCGGTGTGGGCGGGTTTGGTGGCCGGCGGCCTGGGGTTGGTGGCGTTCGGGATCGCCGCCGAACTCGGCGACGGCGTCTGACATGGGTTTGGGGGCGCTGTTGACCCGGGCGGCGGCGTCGCCGAACCAGGCGCCGGTGACGATGGCGCCGTCCGCCTACGGGCCCACCCAGTTCATGTCCGGCCCCGAGCAGCAGTTCCCCAACTACACCCGGGTGTTCCCGGCGCCGTCGGAGACGCAGGCGCTGTCGGTGCCGGCGTTCTGGCGGGGCTGCGCCTACGTGTGCGGCGCTGTCGGCATGCTCCCCGCCGTCGTCTACCGGGGCACCGACGCCCTGGACCCGCAGCCGGCCGTGGTCGCCCAGCCCGACCCCAACCAGACGCCGATGGCGTTCTGGACCGGCGTGGCCGAAAGCCTGACCCTGTACGGCAACTCGGTGAACATCATCACCTCCACCGACCGGACCGGCTGGCCGCAAACGTTGAAGCCGATCCACCCCACCCTGGCCGCCGTGCGTTTCACCGGCAACCCCATGGCGCCCACCATCCAGGCCTGGTATATCGCCGGCCAGATCTACGACCCGTCCGAGATCTGGCACGTCAAGAGCCATCTGGGCCGGGCCGGCTGGCCGCTGGGCCGGGGCCTGATCGACACCGACAGCGACGCCATCGCCATGGCGTTGGCGTTGCAGGCGTACGCCGCCAACTATTTCGTGGGCGGCGGCATGCCGTCCGGGGTGCTGAAGGTTCACCGCCCGGAGATCACCCAGGAGCAGGCCGACACCGCCAAACAGGCGTGGGTGGCCAAGTTCGCGGGCAGCCCGTCGGTGGCCGTCCTCAACGAGCTCACCGATTTCACGCCGGTGGCGTGGCGGCCCGTCGACTCCCAGATGATCGAATCCCGCCAGTTCAGCCTGATCGAGGTGGCGTTGATGTGGGGGGTGCCGCCCACCAAGCTGGGCGCCAACACCGGCGGAGGCACCTACCGCAACGCCGAGATGGAAGAAGTCCAGGCCCGCAACGACGCCGTGGCGCCGTGGACGCGGCTGCTGGAGCAGGCCGGGTCGATCGAGCTGGTACCCCGCGGCCAGCACCTGGCCTGGGATCTGGCCGCCATGCTGCGCACCGACACCCTGTCCCAGTACCAGGCCTACCAGGCCGCCCTGGGCGGGCCGGGGCCGACGTCGCAGTGGATCCTGGCCGACGAGATCCGCGCCCGCGAGAACCTCGACCCCATGGCCGTCGCCCAGGACACCATCGACAAGCAGGTGCAGGCGGCCGGTGTCACCGTGGCCCCGGCCGGCGGGCCGCTCATGCCCCGCCTGCCGGGCGGGCCGCCCGCCCCCAACCCCGCTTTCGCGCCGCCCGCCCCGCCGCCGCCGACCGCCGTGCCGGCCGCGCCGACCCAAGGAGCCTCGCCATGACCCGTGTAATCGATATGCGCCCGGTGTGGATGCGGGCGGTGTGGTCCACCGCCTACGTCAACAGCCTGCCCGACTCCAGCTTTCTGCTGATCGTCGGCGCCGGCGACACCAAGCAGCGCTACTTCCCGGTCAAAGACGCGGCCGGCAACGTCGACGTCGCCCACCTGCGCAACGCCCTGGCCCGTATCCCCCAGGCGTCCACCCTCAGCGCCGAGCAGCGCGCCACGGCCATGGACAAAGCCAAAGCCATGGCCAAAGCCAAAACGTCGATCGGCGGCCCGCCCGGCACCTACGCCGGCACCGCCGGGTCGGGCCGCTCCGCCTCGGCGGCGGCCGCCGAGGCGGAGGTCATCCCCGACGACGCCCTGGGCGGCCAGGAGCGCACCTTCGAGCTGATCATGGAGCTCCGCTCCGGCGGCGACGGGCGCACCCTGTTCGGCCGGGCCGTCCCCTACGGCATCACCGCCGACGTCGGCCGGTTCCGGGAGCGGTTCGTGCCCGGCGTGTTCTCCCGCCAGGTGGGCCTGGCCCAGGTCGGCCACATCAAGCTGTACGACGCCCACACCAAACGCCTGGACGGCCAGCATCCCATCGGCAAAACCACCCGGCTGGCCGAGCAGCCCGACGGCCTGTACGGCGAATGGCATCTGCACGACACCCAGGCCGGCGAGGACGCCCTCAAGCTGGTGCGGGCCGGGGAGGTTACCGGCCTGTCCGTCGGTTTCAGCGCCAAGGGGGGCGGCACCCGCCGCGCCGACGACGGCGTCCTGGAGCGGATCAGCGCCCACCTCGACCATGTCGCGCTCACCCACGAGCCCGTCTACGCCGACGCCCAGGTGCTGGGGGTGCGTTCCACCGAACGCCTGGGCCGCTACGACACCGACCGGGACCGCCTCCGCGCCCTCGTCATCTAACTGGAAATGTTCTAAGGAGCGAACCGTGTTCGACAACACCGGGTCGATGATGGGCGAGGTCGACAACCCATCCGACGAACCCGACACCAACCCCATGGGCCAGGCCATGGGGCAGGCTATGGCCGGCGAGATGGCCTCCGCCCTGTCCGACCACGTCGACCGCATGCAGGCCATCATGGACCGCTACGGCATGACCGACATGATGGACAACCCCGCCGAGGAGGCCGCCGAGCAGGAGGGCGGCTAGCCGTGACCGACACCGACCCCGAGGTCGAACCGGCCGCGGTCGGCGCCGGCTCCCTGCAGTACCCGCTGTTCGGGACCATCACCGACACCTACGGGGTCGCCCAGCCCGCCTACTGCTACGACGGCGTCAACTGGAACTGGCTGGCCGTCGACGCCGAGGCTGTCCCGGCCGGCGGCACCACCGGCCAGGTGCTCACCAAAACGTCGGCCGCCGATTACGTCACCGGCTGGCAAACCCCGGCTGCCACCGCCAACTTTGTGCAGCTCACCTCCTCCGGCCAGACCTGGGTGGTGCCCGCCGGGGTGACCGCCGTCGAGTTCACCGTGGCGCAGGGCGGCTGCGGCGGCGGCGGCGGTTCGGGCGGCCCGGGCGGCGGCGGCGCCGCCGGCATGTCGGTCAGGTTCCGTTACCCGGTCAACCCCGGCGAGATCTACAAGGCCAACGCCATCGGGGCGGGCGGCGCCGGCGGGGCGGGCGGCACCAGCGGCACCTCCGCGGGCGGTAACGGCGCCACCGGCGGCCAAACCCAGCTGAACCGGAACGACGGCCGCATGCTCGGCCGCAGCCCGCTCAACCAGTCTTTCGGCGGTCTGGGCGGCGTCGCCGCCAACGCCACCTACACCAACGCCGGCAACTACGCCGGCAACCCGCTGTTCCAGACGGCCAGTTACAGCGTGCCATCGAACCCCGGTTCGGGCGGTGTCGGCGGCTACTCCTACCCGGCCCCCACACCGTTCGCGACGGTCGGCGGCCACGGCGGGAACATTTCTCAGCTGGGCGGCGCCGCCCAGCGCCCGCCCGGCACCCCCGCCCAGGCCGGCGACCCCCAGCCGGCCAGCTACCCCTACGAGGAGTTCCCGACCGTCCGCAACGGTGCCCCCTGGGGCCAGTTGAACGCCGAGACCGC